GATCATCAACCTTGCCCGAAGGCGCGGAGTGTTCCGTTTCTCCGTCCGCACCGAGGCGCCCCTGGCCTTTGGCGACATAGCTGGAGAACCGCTCTTTCCAAGAGAAGTCAGCACGAGCGGCCTTGATGTTTTGGCCCTCGACAAGACCATGATCCAAACGTTCTTTGCCCGCTCGGGTAATAACAAGGTCGCCGTCCGGGTTGCTGGTCAGGAGCAAGGCCTTCTGTCTTGCCGCACGCTCCAGGCACTCGAAAACGGTTTCGCCCTCCTGGATGTTCCACGACTCGAACGCGCTACCCACATCGGTTTCGATGATGAGCTTGATGCCGTAGGGCTTGATCAGGTCACGCGCCAACTGATCCAACTTGACGTTGTGCCATTGGCCGGATTTGTGAATCGCCGAACTATCGACCAGGTCTGCCGTCTTGTCGCGCCCGGTAACGCGGATCGTGTGACGGCTGGCGTCGTAGTCCGGAGACACGGAATCGACGTAGCCGGTAATCACCACATCGCCATCGAGCAGCACCTGACAACTCCCACCGGGCTTGAGTGGCGTGGCGATGGGGTTGCCCGGCCAGCGCTCGGTGATCTCAAGATCGAAAGTACCGGCCATCTGCTCGATCGAGCGCGTGATGCGCACGTTCTTCCAGCCGCCGTAGAAATTGCCAGCGGTGCGAAGTTCAGCGATGCCAAAAGGGGAGTCGATTGCCATGCGGACAGGCTACTGCCCGTCGCCCGGCTGATCGACTAAAGGGCTTTACTACCGGGCGATGATTTCCAACGCCTCACCGCCTGGTACGAAACCGGGGTGACGGATCAAGCGGCGATTACGCGAAATCAGCTCGTCTTCACGCGTGGCATCGCCGTGGATTCGGTAAGCGGCAACCAGCGCCGGCATCGTCGCTGGGAGCGTCACGCGGGTTACCCGTGGGGCATCGATCGAACGTGCCGTCAGATCGCGCACCAGCGCCACGCGCAGGGCCGTCAAAGCCTGATAGACAGGGTCCGCAATCTCGTGCGGCAGCGCGTCAGTTGGCACGATCCCAGCGGCTTCGTCATCGAGCCGAGCGGCCAGATCGTCACGCGTGGCCACGGCCTGGTCGTAGGTTTCAAACTCGGCACGGCTGGCCACGCGCGCGCCTTCGATCAACGCGGCACGGCGTACTAATGTCGCCATTGCCGCCTGATTGCTCGATTGACGGAGGCGTGATGGCGTTGTCTTTGGCACGTTGGCGTGGTTGCTGCCATAGTCGAACAGGCCGCGATATGAGTTGAGCGCGTACAGCGGGCTCTTGGCCAGCGCCTTGAGCGCGCCGAACATGCCGAGCACGCTTTGCGCGAAGGCAGCGGGCGCCCGGATCAGGCTGTTCAAGCTGCCGACGATGCCGCTGGCCGCCGCCACGTAGTCGGTGAGGATCGACAGATCCGGTACCAGCGATCGACGCGCCGATTCCAGTGCCGCCATTGCCGACTTCGCCTGGTCGAGCGCGCTGACCTCGACGAACTCGGGCGCGCCGTTAAGGCTGTAGTTCTGCGCGAAATCGCCGGCGGTCTGCGACATGGCGGTGTCAGCCGCTGTCTCAACCGCGTCCTGCGTATCCTGGCGCGCTGCAGGCTCGGTGTTCTCTCCCGCCTCAATGAAGTCGAGCGAGAACTTCGCGCAGCCACCTTCTTCCGGCGATTCGGAGATCCGCGCCGGGCTGATCAGCGTGACCGTGCGCTTCCCGTAATACGGATGCACCAGCGTGCCAGCGCCGGGCTGCTTGAGCACTTTGATCAGCGCATCGCGGGCCTTGATGTAGTCAGGGCCGATGACGATCGCTTCGATGGTGAAGGTGTCGTACTTCTGGCCGAGATCCTCGGGGAAGGCATCGTCGCGCTGCGGATACTCGTGCACCGCAACGCGCCGGCCAACTTGCGTGTTCGCGCTCTTGACGCTGAACGGAACACTGCGGAACGAACCGGGTTGCAGGCTCTTGCGCCAGGGAGCGATGTAGTCGGTCATGGGTTGATCATCGAGCGACCGGCGTCGACGTTCATCGGCAAACGCGGCAGGTTTGTGCTCGCCGTAACTGAGGTCACGCGGCCATCATTAACTTGGATGTTGATCTTCCCGAGAAGCTCATCGGCACGTTTATTCAAGGCGATGGCTTCACGTGCATCAGCATTGCCCAGGAGCGCCAGAATCTTGGCGATCGCGCCTCCGATTACATCAGTGCCAAAGCCCTCCATGCGTGTTCCGCGCGCGAGCCTCTCCGCGCCCCAGTTGAGACCCGAGCCCACGGCATAACCACCCGCGCCAGCGGCTGCAACCCCGGCTGCAGCGGTGCCAACACCGGCTGCACCCATCGTCCCCCAGGTGGCGAGATCGAGACCGCCAGCAAGAACCGCCAGAGTCTTTGCGCGGCTGGCGACTTTGGCGATCTTCCCGGCGGTTCCTGCACCAACGGCGGCGCCGGCAACATCAGCGATGCTGCCGCCCATTGATGCCGGCCAATTGACGACGAATACCGGCGTCACACCCGCAGCAGCTTCGAGGGCTTTACCTTCTGCAACGCCAGCAGCGGTACCGCCGAAGCGCTTGGCCAAGCCGCTGATCGCCTTGCCGCCGTAGCGGGCGGCCATGAACGTGCCGGCTGCAGCTACGGCGCCACCGATCATCAGATCTTTGCCATCAAGCCCGAGTCCACCGTTTTCTTTTTTGTCCAAACCCCACTTCACGACGTTTTGATACGTCTCGTTGATCGGCTTGACAAAACCATCAGCGGCTAAACGCAATTCGGCTTTCAGGCGATCTGTAGCGTCAATAGCATTGTCGATCGCTGCCGGCAGATCGCGCTCGATCGTTCCCCCAGCATTGCGGATCGCGGTAGAGAACTCGCCGATCTTGTTCAAGCTATCGCCACCGAGTAGCGTTTTCAGGCCCTTGATCGTGTCCAGGTCGGCGTGGCCGAAGGCGTTCTGCAAGAAGATTGCACGGCTCTTGTCATTCTTCAGCGCGTCGTATTTGCTCTTGATGTCCTTGAGAATTTCAACGGCGTCGCGACGCTCGCCCTTGCCGTCGAAGAACTTGACGCCCGTTGCCTGAGCCGCATCCTTCATGTACTTCATGTTGGTGAAAAGGCGCAGCGTGCTATCGGCCAGCGTGGCCAGGCGTTCCGGCTGTCGTTCAACCAGGGACAGCGTCTCGATGAAGGCCAAGGTCTGGTCAAACCCCATGCCGGCTGACGACGCATTCACACCGACGCGGGCAAAGATGCTGGAGAGGTTTTCAAGCTCGGCGTTACCCTGGCGACCGGCGACGGTCATCTTGTCCAGGAGCGTCAGCGCGAGCTGAGGTTTTGCCAGGTCGAAATTGTAGGCTTGCCCCGCAACCGTCAGGCCAGCCGTCAATTGATCCGCCGTTGCGCCCGTGACAGCCATCGCCTTATTCGTCGCGTCGATGACCGGCAGCGCTTCTTTGAAATTAAGGCCGGCCTGCACCGCGTTGTTGAATCCAACCTTCAGGTCATCGACGTTCTGCCCGGTCTCTCCGGACATACGGAATAATTCCCGACGCAGGTTTTCAACCTCGGCACGCGTCGTCCCAGCCGTCTGGCCGATCTGTGTCAGCCCCTTATCCATGCGGGCGCTCTGTGCTGCCGTAGCGACAAGGCCAACGCCCACACCCAACTGAGCAAGTTTGCCCTGGACGCTACCCATTGCGTTTTTAAGCACCTCGAACTCGCGTTTGACGCCGCCAACGAAGCGCCGCGTACCACTCTCCGCCTGCGTCAGGCCGGCGACGAAGCGGGCTGAGTCGGTGTAAAGGCGTAGCGCGAGGGAAAGGTCTTTACTCATGATCAGCTTTGGCGGTCAGCAGGATTTCAAGGTAGTGATTGAATTCGGCTGAAGATAGGCCAACAATCTCGGCCCGGCTCCAGCCGGTCTTCATGGCAAGCAAAAGCATCCCGTTAAGGATTTTTATTCGCTTGCCGACTCGGCTTCCCCCACGTTGTCGATCTCCGTTTGCGCGGCGCGCAGGATGCGCCAGTCAACCGGCTTGAGGCGGCGAATCATATTCACCGTGAAGGGGCCTTCAAAGGTGCCGACCTTGACCAGCTGGCGTGTCATCATCTGCGCGTTGAAGTTGAGTGGCTTCATCACATCGGCTTCGTTCTCGGCATCGAGCAGGTCGTCGACGGTCGCTTCGCGGAGTGAGAAATCCTTGTGCAGGACACCGCTGATCGAGAAACCGTTCTTGAGTGAGCCGAAGATCACGCCGTCAACGATCGTGAAGCCGAGCGGGTGCTTTTTATCGCCCATGATCAGACTTCCTCGCAGGACATGCCTTCGAAGCGCAGCGCGACGTCGCCCTTGTCGATGCCGATCTTGCCGGCACGCCAGGCGTTACGAAGCACAAAGCTCCTCTTGGTATCGGTGTCGAAAGAAACCGTGACGTCGACCATGTCAGCGAATTCCTGCAACGACATATCGGCCGAGTGAGCGACGGTGCATTCAACAAACGGAATGCCCGGCTTTTCCTTATAGCCCAGCACGCCCGCGTCGCCCGACTCGCCGGTACGTTCCATCGCACCGATGTCCAGTTTTGCGCCTTCCTTCGAGGCCAGGCGCTTGCCCGCCACCGTGATGAAAGCGCGTCCAGTCAGTTGTCCCATTGTTTATTTACCTCACAGAATGAATTGAACAGCCGCCGCGAACACGTCGAACTGATTGACGACGTTCGGCGGCAGGATGGCATTGACACGGCACTCGTCGGCTTCGGAGCGCAGTACCTTGATGTTCTTCTTGAAGCCGTCAAGGTCTTCGAGCAGCCCAACGTATTCGAGCTGCGCAGCCGCCGCGATCAAGGTATTGGTGATCAAGCGCGGCGTGGCGATCTTCTGTCCGGGGGCGATGCGTTCGAGCACATCATCACCAGCCAGCTTGTGCGCCGGGTAATCCCGCGCCACCGCAAAGCGGAAGACGTAGCGCATGTAATCGACCGTCCACTTGGTGTTGAGCTTGAGCAGGCTGCGATCATCCAGGCCGAAGCTGTTGGTCTGGTAGGTGGTCACTACCTGCTCGACAATGGCCTTGCCGGACTCGTCGAAGATGATCGTGCTGATGCCGTCGTGCAACACCAGGTTGCGCTCGGTCATGGTCAGCCGGTCGGCTTCGGCCGGCGCCATCACATCCGGCAACTCGATGCCACGGAAGGGCACCGCCGGGTCGTTGCCGCCACGGAACTCGACGCCGGCAGCGGCCTGGGCGGCGATCACCCACGGCAGGCTGGGCGACTTGTTGAGGCCAAACACCGAGCTGTGCGGGCTGTTGCGCGAGGAGCCAAAGGTCGAGAGGCCTGCTGCCGTCGCACCCTTGAAGGTGAAGACGTGGCCGGCGCGCATATCCATGCCGCCCCAGCGGCTTTGCAGCTCTGTTTCCATCGCCACCAGGTTGGCTGTATCCGCCCAGGGCATGACGATGCTGTAGTAGGCGCCGGTGCTCATCGCCGCGATCGCGGTCAGCACATCCGGGTTGCCCGATCCGGCAACGCCGACCGCCGTGGCCATCGTCACACCCTTGGGCATCGTCTCGCCGTCGTAGTAGTTCCAGCGCACGTCGATCCCCGCGCCCTCGGCGCCCTTGTGTCGGCTGGTCAGTGTGACGACACCAGCTGCAGCGCTTGCCGTGACTGCGAGATCGAGATCCGCATTGACGGCAGCGGCAATCGCCGTGGCGATGACCGTCGGCGTTTGCGAGACCTGGACGCCCACGGCGATGCGCTTGCCGCCGATATACAGGTAAGGCGTGCCCGATTCGGTCGGCGTGCCGGTAACGGTGATCGTCTGCGTGCCTGCCACACCTGCCGGCAGGTCATCCAGCGCCAGCGCCCACATCTCGGTATAGGGATTGACCTTGATGGCGGCGGTGATCATCTGCGCCAGCATCGAGCCGCGCCCGAAATAGTTGACGCCGTCTTCCTTGCGCGTCACGCGGGTCAGCACGCCAGCGGGGATGATGCCCGAAGTCAGGCGCTGGCCGATCATCAGGATACGGCGCGCCATGCCGGGCAAGCCGCGCACGGCCTTGGTGTGGTCGATTTCGATGTATTGACCCGGTACCCGCCAATCGGTCGGGATGGTCAGAAAAGTGATGTTATCGGGCATGTTTGGCTCCGGTAGTCAGTGGCAGGATGTCTGGCGCGTGGCGTCAGGCTTATTTCTTCTTCGTGGTAGCGGTGGAACCTGAAGCGGCTTCAGGCGCCACCTCGGCGGCGGCTTCCGGAACTTCACCCAGCGTCACATCGCCGTCGCGTTCGCGGCGCAGCCAGTAGCTGTTGCGTTCGACCGCTTCACCAGCGGCTTCGAGTTGCTTGCCCGTTTCGTGGCGGACCAGAACGCCTTCTTTCGGGGTGGCGAATACTTTGGGCATACATTTACTCCTTCAAAATAACGGTGTCGGAAAGCTCGGGAGCTGACGTGCTGAGGTTTTGCGGCTCTTGCAGCCACTTGTCGTGCTCGGATGCTGGCTGGTGCGGGTCGATGTCGAAGTCGGCGTGGAATGTCTTGAACTCGGCGAGATCTTCCAGGAGCGATGGCAGCGAGACTTCGGACGTGGTTTGAACCTGTACTACGCCGACGTAGACGCCATTCTTTGAAAGCGCTTCGCTGTTGATCATGTCGCAGTGCACGACCTCGAAAGAGGCGGCGCTTTGCCCGGCATCGAAGCTGACTGTGGCACCGTCGACCAAGGTCATCACGGCTTCGAGCATTTCGCTCAGACCGATCTGGATGCCGTCGCCGTGACGGGCGGCTTGCTGGCTTCGGCTGTTCTTGGCGATGCAGGCCACGCCGAACTTGGGACGCGCCAGGCGATTGCGGACCGGGAACGAACCCATCGCCACATAGACCGCCGGTGCGTCGGTAGAAAACTTGCTGACCAAGCTATCCGCATCGAGGTCAGGTAGCGAATCGACCTGGCGCAGGCGCTTGCCGAGCAAAGAGTTTCTGACCAGGGCGACCAGGCCGGTTTCAAGTTCAACCAGCATGGACGGCACCTCCGCTGGCGCCGGCGATTCGCCGCTCAAAGATCGCCAGGATGTCGCTTCTGTCGTCGTCATTAACGCCAAGGAAGGGGCGCGCCGGCACCCTTGAGGCTGCCCATCGCGGCCCGTGCGGCGCCGTAAGCCGTAGCATCGAGCGTTTGCTTGGAGGCATAAGCCAGTTGCCAGAGGCCGTAGCCGGCATTGCAGCGCGCATCGACGCCGTAGCGGAACATCTTCTGATTGAACACCGCCTCGTCGTTGTCCTGGTCCATCTTCACCAGCTTGTAATCGCGCCGCTTCTGGAAGATGAAAGGCTTGACCATCTTGCTCGTGTCGAGCAGATACCAAGCTGTGCCAGCGCCACCGCCGAAGTTGGAGACGGAAGCGATCGATTGATCCGCCTGGACGACCGGATGATCGGTGTCGAAGAAGTATTGCCCGTCGTAACACAGACCAGTGAAACCCGCCGCAGCCAGCGCGAAAATCATTTCGTCGGGATGGTTCTTGGCGTCCTGGCCGAGCTGACTGAACATCGGCTTATAAACGCCGTAGGTGTCGTCATCGATCGTGTCGCGATCCACACCCACGGTGTTTTCGTAGGACTTGTTCTTGATCGTGAAATCGTGCGTCTTCAGGTTCTGAATCACGCGATCGCCGACCCATTCGCGGAAGCGGGTGGTCGAGCCGAGCCAGGCGTATTGCTCTTGCGCCTGTTGCGAGGGGACTTCCATCGCCACCTGGCCCCAGTCCGACGGGGCGGCATTGAAGGCGTCGTTGAACGCGGTGTTGAAGCCGGTGAACATGGCGTTCAGGTTGGCGCGATTGATCATGATGCCGCCAAAGCCAACAAAGGCCAGCGTGCTGTCCGGATGAAGGCTCTGATCGAGCGGGACCGTATGGCCGGACATGACCGCCACGGCAGCGAGTGCCACGGCAAATGCCAGCCCGGCAATCAGTAGATAGGTTGAAGTCTTTTTCATGGTTTCTCCTGGTTCCTGTTTAAGTGCGAGAAGCGTTCTTTGAGTCGTAGCCTGAATCGCGCTGGGCTAGAACTCGACCCAGACGCCAGCGGCATCCACGTCGCGAATCTTGCCGGCGACGCTGCGGGTGGCCGTGCCGTTGGTCAGCGCGACCGTCTGATCGTCGACCACGTAGCAATCGCTGCCGACGTTGGCGAGGGTGATCAAGTCGCCTGCGGTCGAGTTACCGAAGCGCCAGACCCCACGGCGGACCTTGACGCGAATGTCGCCGGCAGCGCCAGCGCTGTTGTCGGCCTGCTCGATGGCCACACCCGCCGACTTAAACGTGGTGGACGTGACGCCTTTGCTGGCATAAGCCGCCGCCGCGTTGAAGCCGACGATGGAACCGGCAAAGATTTTGGTTGCCGCCGCAACCGGGAATTCGAAATCACTCCCTTCGCGGCTGACGGTGTTGCGATCTGCAGTCAATGCACCCATGAATGGGCCTCCTTGTGGATGAGTTGAGGATCAGTGCGCCGGTCAGTTGCCCGGTTCAGCTGGTCGCTTTGGTTTTGAGAAAGGCTTCTTCGCTGAGGCCCATTTGCTTGCAGACGGCCTGCTCTTCGGCGGAGAGCTTGCCGTCACCCGTGCTGGCGCCGTTCTCTTTGCCATCGGTCTGTTGCTTGCTCGGGGCAATCGCCACGGCATTGGCAAGGTAGGATTTGAGCGAGACCATATCCTTGCCGCCCAGCTCGCGTGCCCAGGCTTCTTGCGGCGGCAGTAGCTTGCCCGCCGTGAGCGCATCGGTGATCACCGTGTCCAGCTCTTGCGTGTTGAGCTTGGTGCTCAGCGCGGCAACCTGGCCCTGGAGCGCATTCATCGTTTCGACTGAAACGAACTTCGCCGGATCTGGGTTGGCGGTTTTGAGCGCGGCGACTTGGGATTCAAGCGCGCCGCTTTGTTCGGCCTTGGTTTTGAGTGCGGCAACGGCGGCCAGGGCCTCCGTCTCGGTCGTGGTCTCTGCCAGGCCAATAGCGGTCAGCAGTTTTTTCAGGAGATCCATATCAGGTTCCTCGTGGTTGGGTTGGTCAGAAAAACGGTGGGCATACGCCGACATCACGGCCACTTCGGCCATGCCATCGAGCGCGGGGACGTTGGTCAGCGCGGCGTGATTGATCTGCAGCACGGCGCCGGTGGACGGGTCGAACGAAAAGACGGGGGAAAGGTAGAGATACTCTTTGGCCTCGATCATGGCGCGGGCCTTGTCGGTCCATTCCACATCGGTGGCATAGAGCCCGTCGCCTTCGCGCCACTCAAGGGTTTTGAACCAGCCGGCAGCGGGTGCGGGCTGGCCGTTCTTCTCCGAGAGCAGTGTCTGGTGCTCGTAGTCGATCACCAGCGGCGTTTGGCGCGCCGCCGCCAAGGCGATCACGCCCTTGGCGATTTCTGCCGAGCAGTTCCAGGAACCGATCTTTTCAGGACGGCCATCACGCGCCCGGAATTCTCCGGCAGGCAGCAATTGAATCTCGGCACCGGACTTGACCAGAATGGACAGCGCGGCGACGTGGAGTTTTTTGAATGGCTTGGACATGAGGCCAGCTTAGGAGGCTGGCCTGGATGGGTCTGCTAAAGGGTTTTATTAACTCGCTTTGAGCAAAAACGAGGCGCAATCGGAATTCGCACGACTTGTCTACGGATTAAATCCGCCTGCCGCCGTTTATAACCGGGTTACAACGCGACCAAGCACCCTAGCGCTAGTCCTTGCATCCCGGAGCAACAAACAAAATCAGTGTGGCGCTTCTGTATCGATCGGCGAATTTTCAGAACCTGCGCTTGCCGACTCTTTCAGAGCCTGCTCTTTCGCTTTCAGCTTCCTCGCCATGTTTTCCGGAAGGATCATATGCTCTGCGGAAGCCCAGATGGCGAAACCTCCGATAAAGAAGCAACTGGCGGTTCCAACCAACCAGTCGGGCTTGTCACGCATTGCTTTGCCACCCAGAAGCAAAACAAAGAACAAGATCTCGAATACAACCCCCATCGAGAACACAAACCATCCGTACGCCCAGGATAGCCTGCTGAACGAGATCCGCAGCTCGGAGTGCCCATCCAGATACTCCAGCGTGTGGTGCTGCCACATTCTGCCGATGCTGGCACTGCCACGCCAGCGAAGGTAATCGTGGCGCGCTTTCAGCTCCTGCAACAACTTCCTGGCACGAGACCCAGCCCTGATTCCTGTGTCCTTGAAGAACTCATTCTCCTCCTTTGCATCTGGCGCTCCGGCTGGAGGAAGGCGAAAGGGACACCCATGCGACCCCGGGCATGGAAGCGAGTGGTAGTGGTTTTCGATAACGTCAGCAGCCTGGCCGTGGTTCGTCGAGATCCGCAAATCGTTCATGCTCAAGGCTTCTTGTTGATTATTTTCTCTGCGGTCTGGCCGTGGTTGACGCCGACATGAATGTTGGTTTGCTTCTTTGCCTTGACGGCAGGCTCAGCGTTCAGCAGTACGCGTACCTGCTGGAGATCATGGTCGGCTATGCCGAGAAGGCCGAAGGGGCCGTGGAGGCGAAGCGCGAACAGGGACGTGCGTATCCGTTCAGTGAGCAGCGCTCAACGGCACAGGCGGCGCCGGTGGCCGAGTTTGCGAATTTGTGCAAGTCAGAGAAAACCCCCATGCCCGAGGCCGTAAGCCGGCAGCTTGCGAACTTTGGCATTCACCGCAAAACCAAGGAGGCAAGCGATGCCAGCGACTAAAGAACGATTGATGATTGTGCTCTCGCGCCACATCGGCAAAGGCCGTGGCATCGGCGTTGAGGCGCTGGCACGCACGATCGAGGCACCCTCGCGCCAGGTGCGCAAGTTTGTAACCGAGCTGCGCCAGGACGGCGTGGCTGTTTGCGGCACGCCGCAGCACGGCTACTACATCGCCGGCACGGTTGAAGAGCTGGAGGAGACCTGCCAGTTCCTGCGTCAGCGCGCCCTGCACAGCCTCACCCTCGAATCCCGCCTGCGCAAGGTGCCGTTCGCCGATCTGGTCGGCCAACTGCATCTGCGCACCTAACCGAAACCGTCATTCCGGCGAAGGCCGGAATCCAGGAACTTACAGGAGTACTCATGACCACCCTGACCGATATCGAAGCCCGCGCCAAACTCTACGCCGATGCGCGCGAGAGCCTGGCGGCGATCGTATCCACCCTCAACGCCGACATTGAGGCGCTGAAGCGCAAGGCGATGCCGGACATCAAGCGTTGCATCGGGCGCGCCAGCACGCACCACGATCAGCTGCGCACCCTGATCGAAGCCTCGCCGGAGCTGTTTGCCAAACCGAAGAGCCGCACCCTGGCCGGCATCAAGCTCGGCTTCCAGAAGGGTAAGGGCAAGATCGAATGGGACGATCCGGACCAGGTGGTTCGCCTGATCAAGAAGCACTTCCCCGAGCAGGCCGACGTGCTGATCACCACGACCGAGAAGCCGGTCAAGGACGCGCTCAACGGCCTGACGGCGGCAGAGCTGAAGAAGCTCGGCATCAGTGTCGTCGAAGGCGGCGAGGCGATCTTCATCAAGCCGGCTGACAGCGCGGTGGACAAGCTGGTGGACGCCCTGTTGAAGGAAGCGACTGCGGATGTTGAGGAGGGTGCATGAGCGAGATCACCCGCGAGCACCAGCTTGAGCACGCGCTGCGCGAGCTGGTGGCAACGATCGACCTGGCCACGGACTGCATGGACGGATCAATCCAATCGTCAATGCTTGACCTCTATATCGAGAACGCTGAATCGCTGTTGCTGGACAACACCACGGCGAACCTCGGGCTTCCCCCGGTTGGCGCCGGCGTGGTCGGCTATTTTGTCGGCACCTGGATCGACGCCAGCAAGGAGCTTCCGGACAGTGACACCACGGTTTTTGTGTCATTGATCAATGATCCCGAACCGGTCTGGCTGGGCTACCACGACGGCACAACCTGGTTGTCGGTTGAGGGCGCGGAGATCGAGGTCGTTGCCTGGTCGGACATACCCGAACGCGCTTGCATCCAGGCCAACTAACCATGTTCGTCCTCAACTTTCAGAAGCAGTTTGCTCCGGCTGTCGAGTCCGGAGCGAAACATCAGTCCATTCGCGCTGAGCGTAAGGATGGGAAGCGACCGGTTCCGGGTGAGCATATTCGCTGCTACACCGGGATGCGCACCAGCGGTTGCAGACGGCTTGGAGACTTCACGTGCTTGAGCGTCTCCGGCGTCCGGATATTCATGGAAGGCCAATGCCTGGCCATCGTGGTTGATGGGAAGCGATTGAGCTTCAGCGAAGGCTTGGATCTGGCGCAAGCCGATGGTTTTAGCGCCCGAGCTGACTTCGTTGGCTTTTTCGAAGATGCGCACGGCCTGCCATTTGAAGGGTTCCTCACAAAATGGAACTGACGATCGCCACGCCAAGCATCCGCTCCCTGAAGCCCGCCTCAACGCTGGCCGCTACTCGCGATCACGGTGACCGCCTGAAATACATGTCCGGTTGCCGCTGCGATCTGTGTCGCCGGGCGAACACGGATTACGAGAATACCAGGAGCAAAGCGCGCGCGGCTGGTGATTGGAACGGCATCGTGAGCGCCGAGAAATCGCGCAAGCACATCGACTGGTTGTCGTATCACGGCGTCGGTCGGCGTCAGATCGCGGCGGCGACCGATGTCGCCGAATCGATCCTGGTCAAGATAATCAACGGCCAGCGCACCAATGTACGGGCCCGGACGGAACGACTGATCCTTGCCGTCACGCCGGACTGCGCCGCCGATCACGCCATCATCGCTGCGGGCCCCACGTGGAAACTCATCAATACCTTGCTCAAGGCGGGTTTCACCCGATCACGTATCGCCGCCGAACTCGGGCGAAAAACTCATGCGCTTCAACTCGGCAAGACGTCGATCACGGTGCGCAACGCGCACGACGTGCAACGCCTCTACGAGCGCCTGATCGAGTCAGACGATGTTCCGGTACCGGGAAAGCCGATCTGGCATTTGATCAAGAAGCTACGTGACGAAGGCTACACAGACAAGCAGCTCGCGCGCGACCTGAACGTCGCAGAAGCGGCGCTCACGCAGCGAAATGCAAAGGTCAGCAAAGGGTTCGCTCGTCGTGTCGAGCAGTTCTACGAAAGGGCAACAACATGACCGTATCCTCTGCCTATGGTGCCAAACCGGCCCGGTCTGCACAGAGCATCCGCAACGGAGAACTGGCGCAGATCCACCTCGCCAAGCAACAGCTCGGCATGGATGACGAAAGCTACCGCAACGTCTTGTGGACGGTGGCTCGCGTCAAATCCGCTGCGGATCTGGACTGGTCGGGGCGCAAGCGCGTGCTTGACCACATGAAGGCCTGCGGCTTCAAGGTGCAGTCGAAGAAGCTGGCCACCGCGCACAAGCCGTTGGCGATGACCAAGGAGGCGATCGAGGCGAAGATCTCAATGCAGCTCAAGGAACTCGGGCAGAACTGGCCGTATGCCTACGGTGTTGGTCGGCGCATCTTCCCCGCGATCTCGCGCTTTGAGTTTCTCGACGTCGAGCAGCTGGGCAAGGTGTCGAGCGCGCTGGAGCGCACGATCCGCTTCAGGAAACAGAAGGAGAACGGCAATGGCTGAAAACGAGGGCGGACGTGGATATCCTGAGCTGCTCGCCGATCTGGCTGACCAGGTCGCCCTCAAGTTGGTCGAGGCCGGCATCGATGTCGAGAAAGCCGCCGATATCGGATTCGCCCTGGCCGAACACGTGCGCAGCCACTGGTCCGGGCAAAGCCTGTATCTGCCGAAGGGCGACCAGTACGACATCTCGCGCCGGGATCTGGAAATCTTCGAACGCTTCAACGGCAGCAACCACGAACAATTGGCGCGCGAGTACAATCGCACCGTCATGCGCATCTATCAGATCGTCAAGGCCGTGCGGGCCGAGATGGTGAGGAAGCGCCAAGGGGCTTTGTTTTAAAAAGGGGAGAAGAAGATGGCTTTGATCAAGTGCAAGGAGTGTGGCAAGGAAGTCTCAAGCGGTGCCAAATCGTGCCCATATTGCGGGATTAGTAATCCAGGCCTCTCTGCCAAAACCGCGATCGTCACGATGTTGCTTGCGGTCGGCATCGTCTATTTGGTCTTCAAATTGGTGTCCGGAAGCGACCCGGTTACGCCACCCACCACAATTCAAGGGATCAGCTCGAACATCACCTCGGTTCAGGATAAGGACGGCGTGTTGCGTATCACGTTGGCCGGCAAAACTGTCTTGCACTCGAAAGACGTGGTGCAAAACGCCTCAATGGACGCTTACAACATATCGGAAGCGCTGGTGCGGTATTTCCCTGGTGCGCTCAACAAGGACGTTGTCTTTGTGGCCAATGCCGAACTTGTCGATCAGTACGGCAAAGAGTCGATGGGGCCTATTTTTGAATTGCAATACAGCACGGCTGACCTGAAGAAGATCGCCTTCGGAAACCTGTACCACAAGCAGATGCTGGAACTTGCGGCGCCAGTCAAATACTTGGCCATCGCTGGCGCCAAGGTCATTGTGCAATGGTGCGCGGACGAGGATAACCGGAATGAAGCAAAGCGCTTCTGCGCCAAGAACGCCATTTAGTTCGCAGCACCTAATCTCCCCATCAGCCCCGCCTCTTGCGGGGCTTTTTGTTTCTAAAGTGCTTTAGCTGACCACCGTCGCGCGCGCACGTAGCCTGTGCGCATGCGACCTATAAACCTCATCGTCATCCATTGCAGCGCCTCGCCGAACGGCGACAGCCTGTTCCGTGGATCGCCCGGCACGCCCGGCCTGCAAACTCCTGAATCGATGCTCGATAGCTGGCACGCGCTGCGCGGCTTCAAGCGCGACCCGAAAGCCCGCGCCGCGTTCAATCCGGCACTCGCGAGCATCGGCTACCACTTCGTGATCTACACCGATGGCACCTCGGTCACTGGCCGTGGCTTGGAGGAGATCGGCGCGCACGTCAGTGGCTTCAACCAGAAGAGCCTCGGCGTGTGCATGGTCGGCACCGACAAATTCTCGGCGGCTCAGTGGCAGACGCTGCGCGAATTGATTACCAGCCTGTGCAAGAAGTTTCCGGAGGCTCGCGTCGTTGGCCACCGCGACCTGTCGCCGGACCAGAACAAGAACGGTGTCGTCGAGAAGTTCGAGTGGCTGAAAATCTGCCCAGGCTTTGACGTCTTGGCCTGGCTGGCGAGCGGCATGGCTCCGGTGGTCAGCGCGCTGGTGCCGTGATGACGCTCATGATCGTGATTGCCGTGTGCGGTGTGATCGCTCTGGTGCTTGGCTTCGTCATGTGCTCCTACTCCCGCATCAACGACTGGAAGGACTCTTTGGTCGATCTTGTGATCGGCGCGTTGCTTGTCCTGGTCGGGCTGGCTCTGCTGGTCGGCGATGTCCTGTTGCTTCTCTTCGTGCACGGCCTTCTGGAGCGATTCTGATATGGCAAAACTCAAGCTGATTCCCGACTGGCGCCAAGCCTGGACGTATCTCTCGGTGCACGCGGCTGTGTTGCTCGGCCTGCTGGCGGCGGCATACGACTACCTGCCCGCTGCGCGTTCTTACATGCCTGATGGCTGGGTCAAGTGGATGGCGCTGGTGATCATCATCGCCCGCCTGATCAATCAACCCGAAAAGAGCGCTAGCCAACCATGAATGCGCTCCTGGTAAAGGCCTTGGTGGCCTTCGCGGTCCTGGTTTCGGTGGCGGTCGGCAGCTATGCCTTCGGTGTCCGCGTTGAACACAACTCGAACGAAGCCAAGAAGGCCGAGGCGCAGCAGATCGCCATCGAGCTGCACCAGGCCAAGTCGATTGCCGGTGGCACGGTGGAGCGCGAGACGGTACAGCGCGCGGCAAAGACCGAGGCCGTCTTTTCTGGCATCCAACAAGGAGTTATCACCTATGCGCAAACCCACCCTGCTGATTCTGATTGTCACCTTGACGCTGACGGCCTGCGCCTTTGGAACGATGCCAACGCAGGCGCCGGAGCTGCAGCCGCCGCAGAGCGATCTACAGACGTGCATGGACGAACTGCCGGTGCCGATGAGCAGCGCGATGACCGATCTGCTGAGCAATCACATCGCCGTGGCCAAGGCCTATCACCAGTGCAAGGATCGGCACAACGGCTTGGTCAAGTGGCTGGAGAAGGTCAATGAAGTACGCTGATTGTCGCATCCAGATTGCCACCGGCGATCTGGTCGCCATCCGCAAGCGCACGGGCTTCCTGCCGGTGCTGACGCGTTGGGTGACCAAGTCGCCCTATACCCACACCGCGTTGGTTGTGTGGTGGGAGGATCGGCTGTTGGTGGCTGAATCCAAGGGTTCAGGTAACTTCTTCACGCCGCTGTCGCAGTACGAGGACACCGACTTTGATGTGTTCGCCGCACCTGCAAGCGTACGGGGCACGATCGAGGCCGTGATCTGGAAAGCCACGGGTAAGCACGTGGGGTACGGATTCTTCGACCTCGTTCTGATCGCGCTCAATCGCTTGTTCGGCGTGCCACTGCCGGAGCACGACGACGGCGAGAAGGTCTGTTCGGCTATGTCCGCCGCGATGTGGATCGATGCCGGCTGGTGCCCGTTATCCTTGCCCTCGATCCCCGCACCAGACGACGTGGTGCGTGCGGTCATGGATCCGCCGAAGTTCATGGTGAGAGCTGATGACTGATATCTGTGAACGGGGCCAGCAGCGCGAGGAAGAGATGCGGTCTGACGCACTGGCTGCGCAGTCTCGCCGTGCTGGCTTGGCGGGCAAGACGGTAGAAGACTCGGCAACGCATTGCCATATCTGTGAAGACGAGATCCCGGAAGAGCGGCGTATCAAGAACCCCGGCGTGCAGACCTGTGTGCCGTGCCAGACTGATCTTGAGCGAGGCCTGCGGTGAAAGGGCATATCGATCTTCCGGAGAACGCTGGCCGTGTCGGCACGTTCACGCATGACGAAGCGGGGACACCAGTTCATATCCAGCCTGTTGTGCCGGCCAACGCAGAGACGGGCGAACCGCTCGATCTGGCGACTGAAGGCACGCTGGCTGCACTGGGCGCTGCGGTTGCCACCCTCAATGCCGCCGCTTCAGCCATCAAGTCCGCCGTTGAGGGGCTGAATGGCAAGGCAACAGCCATCAACACTGGCGCGGTTGCCGGCACGGTTGAACTGGGCGCTGCCTCGCTGGCGGCGCTGGAAAACGTGACGGCAATGGTCGCCAACTTCCCGGCCTCGCAGCAGGTCTTTGGCGCGGTTGATGCCGATACGGGTTTGATGCAACCGCTGACCGATGCTCAGTTGCGTGGGGAGGCTGTTGCTGTGTCCGGCACCCTGGCGCTCGATGCGCCGACGCTGGCGGCACTGGAAACCGTCAACGTCGGGAATTTTCCGGCAATACAGCCGGTCAGTGCTGCTGCGCTGCCTCTGCCGGCGAATGCGGCGACCGAGCCAACGCTCGCCCTGGTCAAGACAGCCGTCGAAGCGATTGTCGCCGCGCTCTTCAATACGGGCGATGTATTCACAGTCGGCAACAACGGAATCATCGCCTTGGCCAAGCGCCGCGACGCCGATACCGCTACGGTCGGCGATGGCGAGCTAACCACGCTTAACATGGACGAAGAAGGCCGGCTGAAGGTCGCCACCAAACCAGCCAGCTATGCGCCCGTGTCAGGAAACATCACGGCAAACGGTCAAAACGTCAGCATTCCATGTGGCAGGTTCGGGAATATCTCTGTCTCGATGATAGCGACCTCACTTGTAGGTCATAACGCGATCTTTGAATGCTCGAACAACAGCACGAACGGCACGGATGGTACTTGGTACAACGTACAGGCAGCGAGGTCGAACGCTAATACGGCCGACACAACGACCGGCGTGCTTGCGGCTACGCCAGCGTATATGTGGCACGTCAACGTCAGCGAGTATTCATACTTTCGGATGCGGGCCACGGCTCACACCAGCGGAACGGCGGCTTACATCCTTCGCCCAGGCTCAAATGCCACTGAGCCATTGCCGATTGTTCAAGTCACAGGAACGCAACCGGTCAGCTTCACACAGGCGGCGCTTCCGGCTGGCACTGCGCGTATGGGCTTCGTTGCCGGTTCCGGCATCTGGTTTGACGACTCATCGGCCGTTCTGGCGGCTAACGCAACGTTCACCGGCACGTCGCGTGACTTGACGGTAACTGCTACGGCAACAGCATTTGCCAACGCAGCAACCTACGCCAAAGAGCTTCGAGTGTCCGCCGAGTCGGACCAGGCCGGCACGCTGTGGCTTGAAGTCAGCCGGGACAATGTCAACTGGCGCCGCGTGAAATCCGTGGCGACTGCTGCGGTCACTGGTGGTGGGCAGTACGCAGAAATCGTCCATCGCCCGAGCTGGCGCTATGCGCGGGTCGGCTTCACCAATGGCGCGACCTTGCAGACGCGCTTCTCAATCGGCTCAATGGCCGTGGCGATCTGACGATGCTGCTCACACTTCTCTTTCGCTGGGCACTCCAGACTCCATCGGTTCCCGTTGTTGATCAGCGGTACCAGACGATGGCTCAGAAACGGTCCTGGACCGTTTCAGCCGCAGCTCGGCCATTCACCACTGTTTTGCCTCAGCGCTTATGGCTTGCGATTGCACCGCGGCGCGAGTTCTCTGCCGAGGCTGTTGTTCGTAACTACGAGGTGGCGCTTTGAAGACAGCCCAATGGCCCGAGAAAGACCCGAGCGAGAAGGTGTGGCTGACCTTTGATTACCGCCAGGCACTGGAAGCCGGTGAAACCATTGTCTCGGCGGCGATCGCCGTCACTCTGAAGCAGGGGACGGACGGAAATCCGGCTGGGATTCTGGACGGTGCGGTTTCTTTGCCGGTGGGGCGCGTTCTGCAACGCGTCATGGGCGGTGTTTCCGATGCGTCGTACCTGGTGCGTTGTTCGGCAACGACGTCATCGGGGCGGATTTTGTTATTGGCCGGCATCGTTCCGGTTCGGGAGATTTCATGACTGTTCAACTTGAGCTGTGGCACCTGATTACCTTGCTTCTGGCCTTTTTTGGCTGTGTTGGCGCGTTCGGAAAGATATTGATCGGGCAGTTTGAAAAGCGCCTGAACGAGCGTTTCGCTAGCCAGGACAAGGCGCGGGAGACGGGTTCAAAAGCTCTGCAGGACACGCTCAATCAGCACCTTATCGATGAACGAAAGACAGCGGCGCAAATGGTGTCTCTGGAAAGAGATTTCCTGACGTGGAAAGCGGAGCTTCCACTGCAATACGTCCGACGTGAAGACTATGTACGAAACCAGACCATCATCGAGGCCAAGCTCGATGCCGTGGCGCTGAAAATTGAAAACCTTCAACTGAGAGGCGTAACCAATGCTTGATGATGCGAAGATCCGGCGCGAGTCCATCCGCTGGTACATCCTGCTGACCCTTAATAATGCGCGGCCAGAAGGTGCCTACGAAGAGGTCATCCTGACCACGGTACAAGGCATCTACCGGGATTCGACGGCACAGGAGGTTCGGCGTGAGCTGGACTATCTGACCGATCGAAAACTGGCACAGGTCAAGCGCGAGCCGTCTGGCCGCTGGTTCGCCGATGTCACCCGCTACGGCGTCGATATCGTCGAGTACACCGTTGACTGCGAAGCGGGAATCGCTCGCCCGCAGAAGTACTGGTAAGCGCGATGCCGAAGCGATCTGCCGTTGAGGCGCTGCCCAAAGCCGTCAAGGAATGGCTCGATCGCGCACTGGTCGACGGGAATTTCTCTGGGTACGAGCGGCTATCGGAGGATCTCAAACGCCGTGGGTTCGATCTTTCGAAGTCGGCTATCCATCGATATGGAAGCGCGTTTGAGGAGCGCCTGGCGACCCTTAAGATGGCCAGCGAACAGGCGAAAGCCATTGTCGAAGCCTCTCCCGACGATGAGGGTGCAGTATCTGAAGCCTTGATGCGCATGGTGCAAGAGAAGCTGTTCCAGGTCATGCTCGACTTCAAGGTTGACCCGGAAAAGCCGCTGAATATCGCCAGCGCGGCCAAGGCGATCGCCGATCTTTCGCGGGCGACGGTTGGGCAGAAGAAGTGGCAGGCCGAGGTTCGCGACAAGACTCGCGCCGCCGCCGATGCTGTGACTCAAGTCGCCAAGAAAGGCGGGCTCACCGCCGAGGCTGTTGAGACGATCCGCCGCGAGATCCTCGGAATCGCATCGTGACCGTTCCTTTTGTCCTGTTGCCGTATCAGCAAGCTTGGGTTGCCGATCCGTCCGCCGTCAAGATCTGCGAGAAGTCGCGTCGCGTTGGCTTGTCATGGGCCGAGGCCAGTGATGATGCGCTGACGGCAGCGGCATCGCGTGACGCCGACGGCGACGATACCTGGTACATCGGCTACAACCAGGACATGGCCAAGGAGTTCATCCGCGATGTCGCGTTCTGGGCGAAGCACTACCAGTTGGCTGCCGGCGAGATGGAGGAAGAGGTCTTCAAGGACGAAGACAAGGACATTCTGACCTTCGTCATCAAGTTCGCCAGCGGTTTCCGTGTGACGGCGCTGTCGTCCAGGCCAACGAATCTGCGCGGCAAGAAAGGCCGCGTGGTGATTGATGAAGCGGCCTTCCATGACGATCTGCAAGGCTTGATCAAGGCGGCAATGGCCCTGCTGATGTGGGGCGGCAAGGTGCGCATCATCAGTACGCATGACGGCGACAGCAATCCGTTCAATGAGCTGATTCTGGATTGCCGCGCAAAGAAGGTTCCGTACAGCCTGCATCGAATAGAGTTCCAGGACGCCGTGCGCCAGGGACTGTTCAAGCGCATCTGCCTGTCGACCGGGCGCGATTGGTCGCCAGAGCTTGAAACGGCGTGGGCGGCTGAGATGTACGCATTCTACGGCGACCACGCTGCCGAAGAGCTTGATGTCATCCCGAGTTCTGGCAGTGGCGCCTGGCTGACGCGCGCCTTGATTGAATCCGTGATGCGACCGGAGATTCCGGTGTTGCGCCTGGCCAAGAATGCCGAATTCGTTCATCTGCCGGCACACATCCGGGAAGCCGAGATCCGTGACTGGTGCGACGAGGTGTTGGCGCCACTTTTGACCGCGCTCGATCCGAATGTCGATCACTTCTTTGGCGAGGACTTTGCGCGCAACGGCGACTTGAGCTGCATGTGGCCGCTTGCGCAAACCCAGACGCTGAAGTTGCACACGCCCTTCGTTGTCGAGCTGCGCAATATCCCCTTTGAGCAGCAGCGGCAGATCGCCTTCTACATCATCGATCGCTTGCCGCGCTTTCGCGCTGGCGCCTTCGACGCGCGTGGCAATGGTCAGTACCTGGCCGAGGTGGCCATGCAGCGCTACGGGGCCACACGCATCGCCCAGGTCATGCTTTCAGTCGAGTGGTATCGCGCCAATATGCCGCGCCTGAAGGCCGCATTTGAAGATCAATCCATCGACGCGCCGAAGGATGCGGACATCCTGGCTGACTTGCGCCTGGTGCGTATGGAGAAAGGAATCGCCAAGGTTCCGGATAACGTGCGCACGCGCGGCAGCGATGGCAAAGAACGGCACGGCGATACGGCGGTCGCGCTGGCTATGGCGGCTTTCGCGGCCTGGTCAATGGAAGGTGGACTCATTGAATACACCGCAGCTCCTGAGCGCGCTAACCGCTGGGATGCAAGCCCTGAAGATCACGACACATTGGCGCCCGCCGTTGACGGCGCCTGGTAGGAGTACTTATGGCACAGATCATCGATCAATTCGGCCGCCCCATCGAGCGCACCGCCCTCGCTGAACCGCAGACAGCTCGTCTCGGCCATCTCACGCAGGAATTCGCGACGCATCCGTCACGGGGCCTGACTCCGTCCAAGCTCGCACGCATCCTGGAAGACGCTGAACAGGGCGACATGACGGCGCAACACGATCTCTTCCTCGATATGGAGGAAAAAGACGGGCATGTGTTTGCGGAGATGAGCAAGCGCAAACGCGCACTTCTGACCTTGGATTGGGACGTGAAGCCACCGCGTAATGCGAGCAAGAAGGAGGAAGACGACGCGGCCTACGCGCGTGAGTTCCTGCTCGATATCCCAAACTTCGAGGACGTGTTGCTCGATGCGATGGACGGGATCGGTCATGGCTTCGCGTGTCTTGAGATCGACTGGCAGTTTGTTGGTCGGGAATGGACGATCAAGGCCATTTCGCATCGACCACAGAGCTGGTTCCAGCTCAATCCTTCCAACCGGAATGAGTTGCGATTGCGGGATTACACGCCGACTGGTGCTGAGTTGCAGCCGTTCGGGTGGATTGTGCATACCCATCGGGCCAAGAGCGGGTATTTATCGCGCGGCGGTCTGCACCGCATTCTGGCGTGGCCTTATCTGTTCAAGAACTACTCGGTGCGCGATCTCGCCGAGTTCCTCGAAATCTACGGCCTGCCGTTGCGGCTTGGTAAGTATCCACCAGGTGCATCCGATCAGGAGAAAGCGACACTCTTGCGCGCGGTGGCCGGTATTGGCCACAACGCGGCGGGGATTATCCCCGAAGGCATGTCGATCGAGTTTGAAGAGGCCGCCAAAGGCACTCA